AGGCGAAGAGCATGACTAGAACAGAAGCCATTGAACGCTTGATGTATTTAAGGGATGAGATAATGCCGATAAGCAGTACAATGTTTGGTGCGCTGACCATGGCAATCAAAGCACTGGAAGAACAGCAATGGATCCCGTGCAGTGAGAGGCTACCGGAAACACATAAAGCAGGAAATTCGTTTTCCGGACTTTATATGCAAAGTAAGCCTGTATTAGTTTACGGTGTGCCAGAGTATGAAAGTGAATATAGTTTTAACGTAGTGACTTATTGCGACGATCTGGACGGAACCACATATTGGTCTACTGAAATGGATGCGGTAACAGTTAACAAAGTGACAGCATGGATGCCACTGCCAAAACCATACAGGGAAGGTGATACAGAATGACATTGAACGAGTTGTTGGACGTCTATGATTACAACAGGGAATCTGAAACTCAATACATCCAGATATGTAGACCAGACAGCAACTGGGATGACTGCGACCAGGTCTTAACGTCATCCGCCCTGCTTTGCCCGTTTGGTAACGCCAAGGTCAATGAAATCGGAGCTGTTGGTGAGGACGTGATAAGGGTTGATATTGATTGGACTGGGCTGTTCACTCTCAAAAAGGACGGTGACTCATGAACCGAGCAGAACTCCGCAGATTAAACCGTGACAAGCTGAAGTCTCAGAAGGTCTACACCCTCACCCAAGAAGAAATCAATAAGATGGTCTCCGCATCGGTCGACCGCATCGTGCAGACCAAGTTCAATGAACTGCTTGCCAGGGAAACAGACAAAGCCTTCGTTATCATGATGTGCCTGCCGTCCGTCGCCCTGCACGACACATTCGGTTTCGGCAAGGAACGGCTGACTAGATTCATGGACAATGTCTGCATCAAGTACTTCTCAATGATCGAAGACTATGACCGCCGTGCCAAAGCAGGATATGACTTCGATACATTCATTACCATCCTCAAGGATGAGACCGGCTTCGATGTGACCGACTACCTTGTCAAGCACGGCGTGATACAGCCAAACGGAAAGAGGTGATAGCCATTGTGGCAGGAATACCAGTCCGCATGGACTGAATACCGCAGAGCAGAGTCGAGGCTCAGGTGTCTCGCTGATCAGCGTGAGGAGCTGGAGGTCTCGCTTGGTCCATCCGCTATCCGCTACGACAAGGACATCGTGCAGACGTCACGCGAGGACCATACGACAGCCGTCCTTGCCAAGCTCGCAGACATTGACCTGCTCATCGCTCAGGCCAGAGAGACGGTGAGGATTCGGCACGAGATACTCAGCAGACAACGAGAGATGCTGGAACTGTCCGCTGATATTCACGACAGGATCTACGTGCTGTACTTTCTCAAGCATCACGGTGTGCGTAGGATCAGCAGAGAGATAGCTTACTCACGCAGACAGGTCTACCGTATCCTGTCTGATCAGAAGAGCTTCGAGCAGAACCAGAAGCTGGTCAACTAAAGATGGCACAAAATGTCACAATTAAGATGCTATAATGGTAGCGTGGAAAGTAGGACGAGGGAAAACATACCCCCCGTCCTCTTTTTATACCCACCCCCATCATTGGAAAGAAGGTGACCCCCATCATGGACCGCCCGGATAGGAATGGCCCGCACCGTGCGCAGTTCGAAGCCAACAAGAAGATAATCCTTGCGACTCAGGACATCTGTGCTATCTGTGGCAAGCCGGTCGATAAAACACTCCGCTCCCCTCATCCAATGTCGGCATCCATTGACCATATTATCCCCGTGGCTAAAGGCGGACATCCATCCGACCTTGCAAACCTTCAGCTTGCTCATCGCGCTTGCAATCGAGCAAAGGGCACGTCACTGGTACCACCGAAAAAAGTTGAAGATGAGCAGCCTAATCGGATGCTGCCACACTCTCATGATTGGAGGAGGGGCTGACGTTGCAAGCATGGGGGGATGGGGACCCACAGGCCCCCGAAAGGCATTCAACCCGCCGAGTGTACCCGTATCTCGTAAAATTTTTTTATACCAAACAGTTTGTTATGGCTCCAATAGGGTAGCTCCCGAAAATCGCAAGCCTAGCGACCTTGGAGCCTTACAATAATAGGCATTTACCGAAAGGCAAGGTAATAACATGATTTGTGAATATTGCGGAAAAGAATATTTTGACAGGGGAGGTAAATACTGCTCGCGTGAATGTTGCCAAGAAGCATATAAAAAACGTATGCGAGATAATTACGTTGGGAAACGTGAAAAAGTATGTCGTCAATGCGGCAAGCCGCTTCCGAAGTTTAAGACAAAATTTTGCTCTATCGAATGTAATCGTCGGTATAGATGGATACAAATCGGTAAGTGCAAAGACCATGGCGAACTTACAAAAACATGCGTTGTTTGCGGAAAAGAGTTCAAAACATGGAGGTCTTACCAAGTTACATGTTCTCCGCATTGTAGCGAACTTAGTCATCATAGGTGCAGAAATTACCGCTCACATGGCATCGAGGTTGATGCAGACATTAATCTTCCAAGATTGGCAGAAAGAGACAAAAACATCTGCGCCATTTGTGGAAAGGCGGTTGACTGGAATGACGTATATGAAACCGAAGACGGTAGAAAGATTTGCCTCGGCAACTATCCGAGTATTGACCATATTCTGCCAATATCCCTCGGCGGCCTACATGCATGGGACAATGTACAACTGGCCCATATGCGATGTAACTCGCTGAAGGGAAACAGATATGTAGGATAGACAAGGAGTGACCAGCTCATGAATTACAAAGGCTTGGCATACTTGCAGAATAAGCTGCTACTGAAGCAGCCACGGACGCATCTGCGGTATGCATACTACGAAATGAAGAACATAACGTTCGACTTCGGGATCAGCACACCGCCCGACCTGCGAGCGTGGATGAGCGTCCTAGGTTGGTGTGCCAAGGGCGTTGACAGTCTGGCGGATAGATTGTCATTCAGCCGGTTTGAAAATGACCTGTTTGGTGTCCAGCAGATCTACGACTACAACAACGCTGATGTCCTGTTTGACAGCGCCATCCTGGGCGCACTGATTAACTCGTGTGATTTTATCTATATCTCCCCGGATGAGGCAGGCTTTCCAAGGTTGCAGGTCATTGATGGCGGAAACGCGACCGGCATCATTGACCAGACCAATGGGATGCTCTGGGAGGGCTATGCGATTCTGGAGCGCGATGAATATAGAATGCCAAAGCGTGAGGCATACTTCACGCAGGAATATACGGCATACTACGAGGGTGGTCGGCTGACGGAGTGGCGAAAAAACCCTGCGCCGTATGCGCTTCTGGTGCCAATCATCTTCCGACCGGATGCGGTCCGTGAGTTTGGCCACAGCAGAATCAGCAGAGCCTGCATGTCTATCACAGGATCTGCGTTGCGAACCATCAAACGTTCGGAGATTTCCGCAGAGTTCTACAGCTTTCCGCAGAAGTGGGTAACTGGTGTTGACGCTTCCGCAGAAAAACTGGATAAGTGGACGGCTGCCATGTCGGCCATGATGAAATTCACACTGAATCAGGACGGCACCGATCACGTCAAGCTCGGCCAGTTCCAACAGCAGAGCATGGCACCGCATCTGGAGCAGCTGAAGATATTTGCAGCGCTGTTTGCCGGTGAAGTTGGTCTGACCTTGGATGACCTTGGATTCCCAACGGCAAACCCGTCCAGTGTTGATGCGATCCGTGCCGCACATGAGAATCTACGGCTTACCGCAAAGAAGGCACAGAAGACCTTCGGAACTGGTCTCTTAAATGCCGGATATCTTGCTGCATGTCTGCGAGACAACTATGGTTATCAGCGTCAGCAGCTGTCGCTCACGCGCCCCGTATGGTATCCGCCGTTCCCGGCTGATGTTTCGACTCTGGGACAGGTCGGTGATGCTGTCTACAAGATGAATGAAGCTTTCCCGGACTACATGACGCCAGAGAAGGTCTTCGAGCTGACTGGAGTGTGATGCTATGGCAGACGTAGCACCGGAACTGCTCGAGCAGATAACGAGAGCGGTTGAAAGAAGGGCATCGGCCAGCAAGGTTATCACTGAACTGCCGTATAAGTCCAAACTAAGCCAGAAGGACCTGCACAGGTATGCCGAGGAAGTCGGAAAGATTCTGTCAGAGTCTTATCTGGAAATCCTCACGGAGGGCAACCTTCCAAACGGTACACTATATCGGAACATCGCCGAGAGGATCCTCTCTCAGACGCTCCGGGACGCCCATGGGCAGGTCATGGCTTTTGCCGAATCCATACAGACTGTACTGGATGAACAGAGTGGCCTCGGAATCAGTACTGTCATCCCGGAATTCCCGGAAGAACGTGTCCGTGGACTCATAGACAAGGCAAGTAACCCACTGCTCACGATCGAAGAGCAGCGGCGGTGGCTTGGTGAACCGGTCATCAACAACACAGAGGCTTTTGCGGATGACTTCATCCAGACCAACGCACGTACTAGGGCACGTATGGGACTAAAGACCACCATCACCAGAGTAGTTGCCCCTGGGTGCTGCGAATGGTGCGATAGGCTTGCAGGTGTTTATGAGTACGGCGAAGAACCCAAGGAAGTTTATCAACGGCATGAGTATTGTCGCTGTATGGTGACCTTCCAGAGTGGTAGAACCAGTCAGAATGTTTGGAGCAAAACGGTCTGGGAATCATCGCCGGATGAGATCGAGCGAAGGATTGACTCTACTGGCAGAGTTGAGGCGTCACAGGGCGAGGTCAGAGCGGCACTGGAAAATGCCGAGCGTGACCAGGCTGTTGATGAACTTGCCAAATTAATGAACATGGGCAAGCAGAGAACAAGAGACTACGCCAGAAATATGACAGTCTCTGAAATTGAAAGAGAAATAGCCGACAGAAGGAGGTCATTATCACGGTAAGACTAGGTAGAAAGACACCTACTTTTACCAATGTGAGTTATGACACCTCCAAAGGTCAAGAGGCTATTGACCTTTATGCCACCACAGGACAAGAGCTTGTGGAATGGCAGGCCATTCAAGTCAGTGCCATTTTGGCAACTGATGGAAACGAATGGAAATATATCAAGTATGGTCTATCCGTATCAAGACGAAACGGCAAGGGCGAAATCTTGGCGGCTAGAGAGCTAGAGGGCATTGTCAACCTCGGCGAAAAAATCTGTCACACCGCACACCGCACCACAACCTCACATGACGCTTTTAACCGTCTCTATACGCTGCTGAAGAAAGCAGGCTATGAGGAACATAGCAAGAAAAAGAAAGAGATGCCGGAGAAAAGCTTCTACGCCTCCAAACAATATGGTTTGGAGCATATCGAGGTAGTCGGGGGCGGTGTTATTGATTTCCGTACCAGAACCAACAACGGCGGTCTTGGTGAGGGCTTTGACCTTCTGGTCATTGATGAGGCCCAGGAATACACCAGTAAGCAAGAGACAGCACTGGCCTATACGGTTTCCGCTTCAGACAATCCGCAGATTATCCTCACGGGAACACCACCGACAGCAGTGTCGGGTGGGGATGTTTTTGCAAGGCTCCGGGCATCTGTCCTTGATGGCACAGCTCTTGATGTGGGTTGGTCAGAGTGGTCAATCGACAAGCAGACCAAAGACATAGCAGATGTTGATTTGTGGTATGAGTACAACCCCTCTTTGGGGACAATCCTCAGAGAGCGAAACATCAGAGCGGAGTTGTCTGTCGGAGAGGTTGACTTCAATGTGCAGCGTCTTGGGCTGTGGATTACCTACTCGCTCAAATCGGCGATATCCGCCGGAGAATGGGATGCGCTCAAAGTTGAGACGCCACCACCACTCGAAGATGCTTACTACATCGGCATCAAGTACGGCAAGGACGGTGTCAACGTTGCCGCCTCCATCGCTGTTAAGACCGGCGACAAGATATTTGTTGAGGCTCTTGACTGTGTACCGATAAGGAAGGGCGCCGGGTGGCTTCTGGAATATATCCGAAACCCGAAAGTCAAAGAGGTTACGGTTGATGGTGCAAACGGTCAGAAAATCCTCACAGACCTCATGGTCTCCCAGGGATTCAGATCGCCGCATCTGCCGAAGGTCGCAGAAATCATCACCGCCAATGCGATGTTTGAGCAGGGTATCGTCAGCCAGAATATCTGCCACACCGGACAGACATCACTCAGAGCAGTTATCACTAATTGTGAGAAGAGAGCAATCGGATCCAACGGCGGTTATGGATTTAAATCCATGACGGACACTTACGACATCGCCC